AGGTCATGGATATAGTATTCTAGGTAAGCCTAAGCAAGGGTTTACCTGTTCAGCGTTTGACTTACTGCATGCTGGTCATATCCTAATGCTCGAAGAGGCTAGGTCTCAATGTGATTACTTAATTGTTGGTTTACAAAATGATCCGTCGGTAGATCGTGCCATAAAGAACAAACCAATCCAATCACTTGTCGAGCGTTACTTGCAACTGAAAGCTGTAAAGTATGTTGATGAGATCATTGTTTACAACACAGAAAAAGATCTTGAAGACTTGTTGTTGATTCTTCCAATCAAAATACGTTTTGTTGGTGAAGAGTATAAAGATAAAGACTTGACTGGTCGTGAGACTTGCAACAAACGAGGTATCGAGATCTACTATAACAAACGTGAGCATACGTTTAGTACAACAGAGCTTCGTGTCAGGATTGCTCGTATGGAAGCACAAAAGACTTCATACACTCTCAATGTAGAGCCAAGTCGTGTCGGTACCATCAAGTGGACTGAGCCATGAATGTAGCGGTAACAGGTTCTCATGGATATATTGGATCCGTACTATGTAAGATGTTAAAGGAGCAGGGCTACAATGTCTTTTGTTGTGATAATAAAGAACAAAAGCAACAAGATCCTTTTATTACAACGAGCTTCGATTCCACAATTGTTAGATTTGTTCATACAACCTTCGATGATCCAACATTCGTCCGTGCCATCATTGATAATGATTGTAAGGTAGTATTTCACCTTGCCGCAAGCAGCTTACTAGGTCCAAGCGCTAAAGATCCATTGCTCTATTACTACAATAATACAGCACGAACAACAAGATTTCTCCAACGACTTGACTCACTAGGATGGACGGGTCATGTTATCTTTTCAAGCACGGCTGCTGTGTATGGTGCTCAGGATCATCCTGTTGATGAGGCCTCTCCAAAAGAACCATGCAACCACTACGGTCAGAGTAAACTGAATTGTGAGCATGTTCTTTACAATATGCATTTGTACGGAACAAGAGCCACAATATTTCGTTACTTCAATGTTGTTGGTGCATATGGTAATGCTGGCCAAAATTATGGCGAACCCCATTTACTAACACGTGTATGTAATGCTGCTATAGGAAGAATACCTTTAACCGTTTACGGTGATGATTACGATACACGTGACGGAACATGCATTAGAGATTATGTTCATGTCAGAGATATATGTCAAGCACAGATTTATGCTATGAATATGGATCGGATCAATAAACAAGGAGCTGATATTTTTAACTTAGGAACGCATGAGGGAACAAGTGTGTTAGAAATGATTCAACAGTTCCAAGATGTGACAGGTGTTAAGTTTGATTATACAAAGGGTCCTAGAAGAGAAGGCGACCCGGCTTTTCTTGTAGCGAATCCACAGAAATTTATTGACACCGGATTCAAATACCAGTATAGTAATAAAGAAGAGATTATTACATCTGCATGGAAATATTTTAACAGGAGTGAGTGATGGGATTTGACATTAACGAGATATCAACAAATTCAAAAGGTGGCACAGAGCTGATGAGAATGGGTTTAGAGGAGAGGCTCCCTGCCGAACTATTAGAAGATTTTCAAATTATTTGTTCGAGGGTTCGGAAGCTTGAGGATGATAAAATCCGTGTGTACTGGCTGCATGATCTTCCGGAAGATCCTGAAACGAATCATCTAAAAGATTCTAGTAGCCGTGATCGGTTTCATAAAATGGTATTTTGTGGTAACTGGCAGTACACAAGGTACCGTGATTACCTAGGGGTGCCTCATGATGATTCGGCAACTGTATTGGAGACAGCAATTGATCCAATTATGTTTGAACCTAAACAAAAGGATGAGGTACGCTTAGTGTATACATCAACACCTCAGCGTGGTTTAGAATTGCTGGTACCTGTATTCATTGAGTTATGTAAAAAGCACGATAACATTGTTCTTGATGTGTTTTCCAGTTTTAATATTTACGGTTGGGCTGAGTCAGATAAACCTTTTGAGAAGTTGTTTGAAACGTGTCGTGATCATCCCAAGATTAATTATCACGGAACACAACCAAACGAAGTCGTACGTGAAACGTTGAAAAAAGCCCATATCCTCGCATACCCGTCAATATGGATGGAATGCAACAGCCGTAGTGTTATTGAAGGTATGAGTGCAGGTATGCTTTGTGTACACCCCAACTTAGCTGGTTTACCTGATACGTCTGGTGGAATGAACTTCATGTATCAGTGGGACTCTGATAAACAAAAACATGCGCAGAAATTCTATACTGCTTTGAACAACGCTATTGAGATCGTTCATACAGAGGATATTGGTAATTATTTACAGCTTGTCAAGATGTATACTGACTCACGCTACAACTGGACTAAGGTTGCTTCGCAGTGGCAAGATCTGTTGATGGAATTGAAACACAGGTATCCTTCCGCTAACTCACGTCGTGATCAAGGGCCAATGTTTAATTATAGTGTAAATTAATATGATTGTTACAAGAACACCATTGCGAATTAGTTTCTTTGGTGGTGGTAGTGATGTTGAAGCTTTCTATAGTCAACATCAAGGTGCTGTCCTTTCAACAACAATTGACAAATATATTCATCTGGCTGTCCAGGAGGTTGCTCGTCCACATTATAAGATCATGTATAGTGAGATTGAGCAAGTAGAGTCTGGAAACGATATAAAGCACGATAGGGTGAAGGAGGCCTTTCGTTACTTCAACATCCCTGCAGGAATTGAGCTTGCTTCGTTTGCAGATATTCCGACAAAAGGTACTGGCCTAGGTTCTAGTTCTGCGTTTACTTCAGGGCTAGTTCAAGCACTTTCTGTGTATACTAGTAGACCGATGAGTAGATATGACGTTGCTGACTTAGCATGTAAGATTGAAATTGAGATGTGTGGTGAGAAGATTGGTAAGCAGGATCAGTATGCATCAACGTTTGGTGGCTTCAACTTCATTACGTTTGATAAAGAAAGTGTTGAGGTGGCACCCCTCAATATTCCATCACAGACATTAGAAATGTTTAGCGATCATTTACTGTGTTTCTATACAGGCCAGACAAGAAGTGCATCAACGATTCTCTCCGAACAAGTAGAAAAATTAACACGTAAGGATAGCGATATTACGTTCTATACCAAAGAACTTGTCGATATGGCACACACTGCTAAGGCTGAATTACGTTCTGGTAGACTACATAATGTAGGTGCATTGCTTGATGATGGCTGGCGTATAAAGAAGAAACTTTCCTCTGGTATATCAAATCCATTGATTGATCAGATGTACGAGGATGCGTTGAAAGCTGGTGCATTAGGTGGTAAACTACTAGGTGCTGGTGGTGGTGGGTACTTGCTTCTATATGTGCCTACACGACATCAGATAAGTGTTCTGGAAAAGCTAAAGCATTATCAGAATTTTATTTTCAACTTTACCGATAAGGGAAGTTCAACCGTGTATAGTGATCATGTATACTAAATCATTTGAATATTTTGAAGTCTATCGTGAGCAATTAAGTAAAGTACTTGCTGGTATTAGATCGGGACCATATGACACAGCGTATGAAACAATTAAGCATGCTGGAACAGTTGGAGCTAGCATTTTTGTATGTGGGAATGGAGGATCAGCTTCTATTGCTGAACACTTTGGTTGCGACCACTCTAAAGGTGTCCACATGGACACTAAGACACTACGACCTAATGTTGTTAGTCTTGCCTCCAATATGGCTGTTATCACAGCGATTGGTAACGACCTAGGATATGATAAAATTTTCTCTAAGCAGCTTGAGTTTTCTAGTGCCGATAATGGTGATATTCTCGTGGTTGTATCTTCAAGTGGTAATAGTCCTAACATTCTCAATGCTCTTGATATCGCTAATGACCGTGGTATGGTTACGATTGCTTTGGTTGGATTCGACGGTGGAGCAGCAGCAGATAAAGCTGATGTCGTCGTGCACGTTAACTCAGACAACTACGGAATCGTCGAAGACTGCCACCAGATCATAATGCATTCATGGGCTCAGTGCTTACGAATTACAGAATCTGTCAGCCATATAAAATTATAAGTTGACCTAACAGTCATAATATGATACTATATAAAGGTAACTACTTTTTTAAATTATGATTTTATTAGACCTCTCTCAGGTAATGATTTCCAATATCATGGTGCAAGTCGGGCAGCATACAGACGCTATCCAACCCGATCTTGTCAGACATATGGTGATCAACACAATTCGTTCGCTAAAGATTAAATTCGGTAAAGAGTTCGGTGAGCTCGTTATTGCATGCGACGATCGTAAATACTGGCGCCGTGAGTACTTCCCCCCATACAAGGGGAATAGAAAAGCAGATCGTGAGAAGTCGAGTATCGATTGGCCTGCTCTATTTGATACTCTGAACACAATCAAACAAGAATTAAAAGATAACTTTCCATACCGAGTTATTCAAGTCGAGGGCGCAGAGGCAGACGATGTTATTGGTACTATCAGTATGGAATTTGGTTCTATACTAAATAATGACAATAAGATCTTGATTCTTAGTGGAGATAAAGATTTTGTACAGCTACAAAGATTTGGAAATGTTACGCAATATGATCCTGTTCGCAAGAAGGATATTGCTAGTACCAATCCAGAAATGTTCTTGAAGCACTTAGTTTTAACAGGCGATCGTGGTGATGGTGTTCCTAATGTACTATCCCCCGACAACAGTATCATTGAAGGCCTGAGACAGAAACCTCTCAGAGAAACAAAGATAAATGAGCTTTTAAATGCAGACTTTGACTCATTACCGGAAGAGATTATTCGTAACTGGAATCGTAATTCAATGTTGATCGACCTACGTTGTATACCCTCCACCGTTCGTACAGCAATTCTGCAGGAATATCATTCACAGGCTGATAAACCTCGTGATAAGATGTTCAATTACTTTATCCAACATAGAATGAAACTCCTTATGGAGTCAATTGGTGACTTTTAATGAAAAATAGTATTTCCGAAATCCTCAAAACGTGTTCAGAGTTGCCAGCTAATCAAAGAGCAGCATTCCTCCAGCAACACGATTCAATTCCACTCAAAGTAATCCTCCAATACGCATTAGATCCTCGTATTGAGTGGTTGTTACCAATTGGTGAGCCTCCATACAAGCCAACAGAACACTTAGACCAGCATGGTAATCTCTACCGTGAAATCCGTAAATTACATAACTTCATTAAGGGTGGTGGCCACCCTGACATGCATGCATTAAAACGCGAAACTTTGTTCATTCAATTTATTGAAGCGCTCGAGCCAGCAGATGCAAAGTTAATGTGTAGTGTAAAAGATAAAAAGATTCCATACAAGGGAATCAATACTAAATTAGTCAACTCAGCCTTTCCAGGGCTTATCTTAGAGCAGGAGAAAGTAGAAAAGTGAATAAGTCACAACGTAAGCAGATTCAAGGATATGAGCGGGATGAGGAATCACGGCACTCATATAAGATTCAAAAAAAGCTACAAGATAAGAAGTTGATGAGAAATTTGGATAAAGCATTGCGCAACAAAGATTATGTTAAGTTAGTTCGTTCGGAAGATTATTAAGGAGATTTCCATGATTAGTTTTATTAAGGGTTTGTTTGGTAGCAAGAAGGCCGCCGAACCGACACAGCCGCATCCGTTAGAAATTGCAAAATACAACCCACCTGTAGAGCCAGTGCCAGTAGCACAGGAACAAGTGGATAAAGTATTGGCAACCAAGGAGTGGCCCTTTCCAACATCTACTCCGCCAGCTATACCTGAGTCAGTTCCTGTAACTGAACCAGCTCCTGTTGCTGAGCAAAAACCACGCAAGCCTCGTGCAAAAAAAGAAGTATCGGCTATTCCTGTACCAAAGCCTACAATAAAACCACGAGCAAAGAAGTAATGCCAACCTATTCTTTTCGTAATAAAGAGACCGAAGAGGTCTTTGATAAGTTTATGAAAATGTCTGAGAGAGAGCGATACTTGATTGATCATCCTGAGCTCGAATCAGTTGTGGGCGCACCCGCAATGATCGATCAAACAAGTACATTGAAGCCAGACAATGGATTCAGAGACTTACTTAAAGATATTAGAAAGAAACACAATAAGGTTTGGACGCCATCCACGATTAATACATTCTGATGCAGCAAACAATCTCTCATCTGAGATCATTGAATACTCTTTTGTCTGGTGGGGTAAAGTCTGAATGTTGTCATCAAAAAAAAGACCACTTATTTTGTGAACCTGATACTGAGGAACTTTTTAAACAAAATATTGTTAGACAACCGTCAGATTGGATTTACCGGAATACTTCTATCACATACAGGTCAAATGAATTGGCATATCGACATTCATCTTTTGTCAATGTTGACTGGAGTGAAAGTGTTGTTGTGTTAGGATGTTCAATGGTACGTGGAATAGGAGTGCGTGAAGAAGATACTATCTCTCAACAGCTCTCTCGTATCATTGATCGTGAGGTAATTAATCTAGGTGTTAATGGATCTTCAATAACCTTTGCATGCAATAACGTTGCACTATTGCTTGAGAATTATCCTCCTCCTAAAGCTGTCGTTTTTGTTTGGACAGATCACAGACGTGCAATGTTTTTTGAAACACCAGGCAAATTAGCAATATGGGGTATCAACCATCAGAATTACATTCACCTAGGTAGCTGGAACAAGCATACAGAAAGTCTCAAACACGTAATTACAAAAGATCCCAATTGGGCTGCTCATACATTCTTTGCAATGAAAAATGTGAGATTACTATGTAGAGGAATTCCTCTTGTTGAAGTAACTTTTTTTCCCGACTCAGCGCTGATAGCTAATTGTCATTTTCTTAGAG